TAGAGGTGGACAAGGATGGTCTGGTATTGCAGGTTTTAAAAATAGTAGTTTAATTCCGGTATTTAAATCTATATATAAAAAGTATTGGACAGTATCTCCACAAAATAGAACTAATTGGATTACAAAAAATTGGATTAATTGGTTAAAGCCATTTGGATTGGAAGAGAATGTAAATTCTGAAACTGATACATTTAATGAAGCAGCAGACGTTAAAAAAAGATTTATGTTTGATTTCTATACGGATTCCAATCAAAGAAATACCGAAAGAGAAACAAACTTTTTGGCTACTACATTGGAAAGCGCAATTAAAGCAGCTGAACATATTTGTAAAGTAACTGGATATGCGTATGTTGAAATATACTACAAAGATTTGTTTTTAGGTAGTATGAAAAAACAAAATGGTTTTAAATTTGTTGAGGGTAGGGGCTATCCTAAATTCAAATCAATAAATTAATCCATAAATAATAAGAGGAGCAGATATGAAAAGCTTAATAATAGAAACGAATTTGTTTAAGGGATTAGTTAACGAAGATGCCTCTGGTAGAACTATCGTTAAAGGAATCCTACAAAGAGCTGGGGCGGAAAACCAAAATGGTAGAGTATATCCAATGCCAATCTTACAAAGAGAAGCAAAGAGATATGAAACACTTATCAAAGAAAGACGAGCATTAGGTGAATTAGACCACCCTGATTCGTCTGTAATCAACTTGAAGAACGTATCTCATAATGTGAGAGAAATTCATTGGGAAGGTAATGATTTATGTGGTACAGTTGAAATCTTACCAACACCATCTGGAAACATATTAAAAGAATTGTTAAGAGCTGGAATCCTATTAGGTATCTCATCAAGAGGTATGGGTTCTACTAGACAATTAGAAGGAAATAAAGTAGAAGTTCAAGAGGACTTTGAATTAATCGGTTGGGATTTTGTTTCCAATCCATCTACGCATGGTGCATTTATGACACCTATGAACGAATCGGTAGTTAAATCTATTGGTACTGATGTTTGTGGTGAATTTTGTAAAGCACAAGATTTAATGAGAGAAATCATAACAGGATTAATATAATGAGCAAGAAAAACTTTGACATATACGATTATGTAACAAATAACACCTTTACTTTAAAAGTAGAACAAAAGGGTGGTAATAACGTATCTAAGGGATATAATGATATTCGTAAAACCAATATCAATGAAGTAAAAATAGTTAATGGTAAATTCAGTATAGCTGAATCATTAGAAGATAATAGACCATTATCAAACGAAGTTAAAAAACACTTCTTAGAAATTATTTCAACTTATAAAACATTCCAAGAGCAAATGAAAAGAAATTCAGATATCGTTGAGGTAGCTGAAACTTTGGGTGGAATCGTAGAAGCTGCTAAAACCCTAACACTTTCTGAAGCTGATGATTGGTTTGATAAAGTAACCATCAAAAGAAATATGAGTGAGTTAGATAAAATGGATAAAGCATTTGAAAAGGTTGCAACTGAAGCAAGACAGTTAGATGAGAGATTACATTCACTTTATGAAGATATGGGTAACATATTAAATAGATACTATGAAATTTCTGATTTAGATGGTGAAATTGTAAAAGAACGTTTAGGAAAAAAATAATTATGAAAGAGCAATTAAGAAAAATAGTAAGAGAAACTATGAAAGAATCAGTTCTTTCAGAAATAGAATCAGTAAACGAAGGAAGATACGATGCTGATTTAGATAAAATTGAAGCAGCAGTTAAAAACGCATCATCATTTATGAACGTTGGTTCTGAATTAAAGAAAATTGGTGTAAAGTATGATTTCTCAACTTCAATGATACCGATGTATAGAATTAAAGTATCTGGAAACACTATTGCAATTGTAAATAAGAAATATGCAGCTGGTGCAGAAAGAGAAGTTAAAGATATTGCAATTGGATTAATGGAGAATATTATTAAAGAATCGTTATCTCCTGAAGTTGCTAAACATATGGGTAGTATTCATAAGGGATTTAAAATGGTAGAAGATGATGGTGCAATGGTTTATGATTCACCAAACAATGCTAAAAAAGCAGCAGATTTTTTAAATTCAAAAAAAATAGCAGCATCATTTGATGGTAAATATGTATATTTAGAATCAGTAGTAACTGAGGCATTCAAACATATCATTCACGTTGATACACCAACTCAAGTAGTTTCTAAACCAGTAGCAGCTCAAATAATGGCATTGGCTAAAAAAGGTATTCGTTCAAAAGAAATTGGATTGGAGATGGGATTTACTGGTAACGCTAAGTTAGCAGCTGATACATTCCAAAAAGTTAAAAGTAGAATATACTTTGAGCTTGATAAAAGAGAATCAGTAGTAACTGAAGGTGCTGGTAAAGAAGCAATGGGAATTGCAGCATTAACTGCTACAAGAGGTGATGCGGTTCAAGCCTTTATTGATAAACATAATTTGGATGGTGTAAAACTTTTCAAAAGTATTAAATCAGCAAACTTGCAAGGTAAAATGAATTTTGTTAGTGCATTGGTTGGACACGATGGTAATCCAAATCAAAGACTTACAATCAAACTTCACCAAAAGAATGAATCGGTAAATGAAGAAGAAATTAGATGGAGCGCAGTTGAAAATGCAATCATTAACTTTTTAAAAATGAATACAAAGATTTTAGATAAGAGAGTTAAAGATAAAGATACTGATGGTGTTAAGGGGGGATTGCAATCAATCATTGATGGTTTAACCAACGCACAAAGAAGTTTAAAATTAAAAAAATAACTATATTAAAAAACAATTTTATTATGTATATCGATTCTAACAAACATGCGTATGGGCTAGGTGGGGCTCAAATTATAAGTGGGTCTAGGCAATTAACAGTTAGTAATGTATATCGTTATAAGACGGTAACAGCTACAGTAACTGACCTTAAATTTAATGCTTCACAAATATCTGGTTCATTTGGTTTAAATACAATACCAGCTGGAGTAGATGTATTCGGTAGTATAACTGAGATTACACAATCATCTGGTGTAGGTATTGCATATTATGGTATACCTGAATTTAATATAAATACTGGGCAATCGTATTAATAAAAGGTGGTTTATCCATCTTTTTTTATGTATTTTAAAAAAAACTAAAGAAAATTATACATTTTTTATCGTTTTCTAAAAAATATGTATATTTATCTTTGTTAATAACCCATTCTTATGGGTTTATTGGTTAATGAATACTCACCTATATGTGTAGTTACCGAACAACCAATTCAAAACCAACTACATTGAGGTTCCTCAAATAACTTCAGAAAATTTTAAAAAACACGGTAAAAGAAATGGCAAATTCAAAATTGTTAAAAGAAGCAATTGCTGATGCCAAGGCTGTAAGGGAAACCGCTATCGCTAACGCTAAAATCGCATTAGAGGAAGCTTTTACTCCACGTTTACAATCTATCCTATCAAGAAAGCTACAAGCTGAAATGGAAGGTGAAGAGGAAGAAACTATGGAAGAAGAGATGGACTCAATGGATTTAGACATGGGTGATGACGAAGAACAAACTGCTATGGTAAGCAATGAAGAAGAAGCTACTGATGTTGTTGAAGAAGAGGAAACAGAAATGGACTCTGAAGAAGCAATGGAAGAAGCTGAAGGGTATGATGACCCGACTAACGCTGATGACGCATCAATGTCTGAAGAAGATGAGATGGGTGAAGATGAGTTAGATTTAGAAGAAATCATCAGAGAACTTGAAATGGGTATGGACTCTGAAGAAGAGGAAGTAACTGAAGAAGAAGAAATGGAAATTGCTCCCGAAGAAGCTCCTGTAGCTGAAGAGGAAGAAATGGAAATGGGTTCTGAAGAAGAAGCTCCTGTATCTGAAGAAGAAGATGAAATCGACTTAGAGGAAATCCTTAGAGAAATGGGTTACGGGGATGATGAGGAAGTAACTGAAGGTGAAGAAGAAGTTGTTGATAACTCTGCAGAATTAGAAGCAGAATTAGAAGAAGCTTATTCAGTAATCAAAAAATTACAATCTACAATCAACGAAGTAAACTTATTGAACGCAAAATTACTTTACGCTAACAAATTGTTTAGAGGTTATAATTTAACTAACGAGCAAAAAGGTAAAGTTGTAGAAAATCTTGACAGAACAACTTCTGTTAGAGAAGTAAAATTAGTTTTCGCAACGTTATCAGAATCAATGAACTTTACAGGTACTGAAAGAAAAGCTAAAAGAGCAATCGCTGAAAGCGTAGCATCTAAGCCAACTCGTTCAACTGCACCTAAGAAAGAAATCATTTCTGAGAACACAAATCTAATGGCTGCAAGATTCAAAGAACTTGCAAACATTAAATAATTTATTTATTAACAAACACATTAAAAAAGAAAAATAAAATGGCAAATTTCGATTTATCTAAGTTAATGGAAGGAAAGAACCCACAATCGGTTATGTTGAACGAAACTCGTCAACTTAAATCAAAATGGGAAAAAACTGGACTTCTTGAAGGCTTAAAGACAAAAGACCAAAGTGCAATGGCTGTACTTTTGGAAAACCAAGCAAAACAATTGCTTGATGAAGCAACACAAACTGGTGTTGGTGCAAACTCTGAAGAGTGGAGCGGTGTAGCTTTACCTTTAGTAAGAAGAATCTTCGGTGAGATTGCTTCTAAAGAATTCGTTAGTGTACAACCTATGAACTTACCTTCTGGACTTGTATTCTATTTGGATTTCAAATATGGTACTGCTCAAGGTGGTAACCCAACTTTCTCTGGAAAATCACTTTTTGGTGGTAACGGACAAGATTCTGCTGCTGGTGCTGGTTTCGGTACTACTGCAGTAGCTGAAAATGGTTTATATGGTGAAGGTAGATTCGGATACACAGTAAATGATGTAACTGCATCTTTCGCTCACTCTGCAATCACTTATACTTCAGCATCTTGGGCTGATGTAGGATTTACATCTGAACTTTCTGCTTCTGTAGCAGCTGGACAAGTGCATAAAGCAACTTTCACAGCTCCAACAACAGCTGATTTAGATGGTGTACGTTCATTTAACGTAGCAAGTGGTTCACTTACTAACTTAAATCAATTCCACAAAGTATCTGGAGCTAACTTAGTAATGTTCGTATCAGCATCTGCTGGTTTACAAACTGCTAAAACTGCTGCACAAACTGTAGTATTAACTTACTCAGTTGTACCAAATGATTACTCTAGAGGTGATTTTGAAGATGGTAAAAACTCTGGTAAAAGAGCAGATACTGAAGGAACAATCGGAACTGATATCGATATTCCTGAGGTTGACTTAGAATTGAAATCAGAGGCTATCGTTGCTAAGACTCGTAAGTTGAAAGCAGTATGGACTCCTGAATTGGCGCAAGATTTGAACGCTTACCACTCAATTGACGCTGAAGCGGAATTAACTTCTATGTTATCTGATTATATCTCTTTAGAGATTGACTTAGAAATCTTAGATATGTTAAAATCAAACGCTTTAACTACTGAGTATTGGTCAGCAACTATTGGTGAAGAATACAATGCAGCATCAGGCGTATGGTCTGGAGCAGCAACTGGAATGGCTTACCAAAAGAATACTTGGTTCCAAACTTTAGGTACTAAATTAAACAAAGTATCTAACAAAATTCACCAATTGACATTAAGAGGTGGAGCTAACTTCGTTGTTGCTTCTCCTGATGTATGTACTATCTTAGAATCGATTCCTGCATTTACAGTGAACGCTGATAAGGATTCTGCATCTTTCGCAGCTGGTGTAACGCAAGTTGGTGCTATCGCTAATAGATACACTGTTTACAAAAACCCTTACATGACTTCAAACGAAATCTTGTTAGGATTCAGAGGTTCAAACTTCTTGGAAACTGGAGCTGTTTACGCACCATACGTTCCATTAATTATGACTCCTTTGGTGTATGACCCAACAAACTTTACTCCTCGTAGAGGTGTAATGACAAGATACGCTAAGAAAATGGTTCGTCCTGAGTACTACGGTCGTATTTTTGTTAAAGATTTAGCTTCTATTTAATAGAAACTTAATTTTATAGAATTAGAGGGATAGGAAACTATCCCTCTTTTTTATGCGGTTTTGTTAAAACTCTTATACTTATAATAAAGTAGAATTTTATGGCTTTACCCTGCCCCGCATGTAAACAACCACTTGGTTTAACTTTACAATTTATTATAAAGCATCCAGTGATGGCATGCCCACATTGTGAAGTTATAATGGATTTTACTGTAAATGAAGAAATTAAAAAAAGTTTTACGGAAGCAATTTCGGAAATAGATAAAATAAAAAAGAAATATAAGGGTATGGTTAAATTTTCATAAAGCTATTTGCTTTCAAAAAATACTACATACTTATAAACAACTTTGGTTACGTTAAACTAATATAAAAAAAAATAAATTTTATGGCATCAATCGCAGACCAGTTCGCAGGTCTTCCAATAGAAGAACTAATTGTTTCTCCTATTATTGGAATGGCTAAAGGGCAAGCAAAATTAAATGAAGTAACTTGGAAGTACATTTCTGAAGTTGCTTTCGTAAAAGATGAAAAGACAGGTAAAACATCTGCTCGTTCATTAGACGTAGAAATGAATCGTGTTGTTACTAACGCAGATACAGGTGAACAAGAAATACAAAAATTGTATAGTAAAGTTCCAATGTTACCATTAGTACCACTACCATCATTGGCTATTACATCAGCGGACATCGAATTCGCTATGGAAGTTAAAACATCTGAAGCATCGAAGGATACATCAGCTAGTGAAAACAGCTATGAAATGTCTGCAGGTGGAAAATGGTGGGGAATGAGCTTTAACGCTAAAGTAGCAGGTAAAGTTTCAACCAACAAAGAAAACACTCGTTCAACTGATAACTCAGCAAAATACAATGTAAAAGTACATGCTGAGCAATTACCAGCAACTGAAGGTATGTTGAAATTATCTGATTACCTAACTCAAATGTTAGAGCCATCGTTAATTCCATTCGGAGAAGGTACTGCAGCTAAGTAATAATTAAACAATAAAGGTTATATATTATGGCAAGATTAAATGTAGAGGAACTAGTTGGCGGTCTGTTAGAGGCCGCCATGGTTTCTCAAGGTATAAGTGAAAGACAGCATATTAATGCTCTCCGAAACTATTTCAATGAAGATGGTACACCCAAAACTACTTCCTTTAATATAGGTGGTAGGGATATGATTGTTCCTCTTTATATTTTAGCAGACCACTCATCTATTGGGTTGGAAGAATTAGATATTGAGTTCTCTTGTAGACTTATATTTGGTGATGAAGAAAAGGAAGTTTCCAATCTTAAAAAATCTCTATTGGGGTTATTTAAGAAAAAGGGATACGAACACAATATCAAAGGTATTGAGGTTGATTCCGGTTACAATCCAAGTGAAGCTGGTATGGCTAAGATTAAAGTAAAATTTAAGGCAGATGAAAAGCCGGAAGCGGTTAGTCGATTAATTGATGAATATATTAAAAATTTGGAAGACCCGAATCAAAAATAAAATTTTATTATAAAATCAGAGGGATAGGGAACTATTCCTCTTTTTTTATGCTTTTTTTTCCATTACTAAATTTTACAATATTTATAAGTATTAAACATCAATTATAATGGCAGCAGGAAGATACTCATTTGTAATAGAGCAAGGAGCAACAACTAATTTTCAAATTGATTGGACCGATGAAAGTGGTTCGGCAATTGATTTGAGTGGTTATCATGCGAGAATGCAAATACGTCCGCACGTAGAGTCAACAACAACATTGTTATCACTATCATCATCACTTTCGGATAGTTGTGGAACGGGTATTAATCTAAGTGGTTCAAATGGTATAACACCAATACAAAGTGGTTCAATAGGTATCTATATATCAGCATATTCATCATCTTTATTAGATTTTGGTGAAGCAGTTTATGATTTAGAAGTGGTTAAAGGGTGTGAAGTTACGAGATTATTGGAAGGTAAAGTTAAATTATCTAAAAACGTAACGAGATAAAATGGCAATAAAAGTAACACAAAATTTAACAAAAGTAACTATATCATCGGTTGGTGTTCAAGGACCAAAAGGAGATTCTGCACAAGATAGTGATTTATCTTTCTTAGTAACAACATCTTCTTTTAATGATTATACAGCATCACAAGCCACATTAAATAATAAATTTGCAATCACAGGTTCGAATACCTTTAGAGGTGAGCAAGTTATAAGTGGCTCAATCCTAATTAGTGGTTCATTAGTACCGGCAACTGGACAAGGAACATTCACATCTTCATTTAGTTTAGGTTCACCATCAAATGCTTGGAAAGACCTTTATATATCACAAGGTTCAATTATTTTCGTAGATGCGGTAACGCAAGAAACTTCATCATTTTCAATTGAGAATAATGCTGGTGGACAAAAGACTGTAAAATATACGGCAGCACTAACAGCATCGGCTTATTTAGGAGATGGTAGACAACTAACAAATTTATCAGCAAATACAAATTGGAATAACACATACGATTCATATTTAATAAGAAAAACAGAACAATTAACTTTTTCGGGAGATTATATTTTAGAAAACGGATTTTTATTAATTGAAGGTGGTGATGAAGAAGTAGAATACTCCGCAAACAAATCATTCAAAAAAGAAGGAACACTATTTATAGGTGGAAATCTATTACTTAAAGATAGTGTTATTGAAAATAATGGTAAGATAAGTGTGGGTGGAGAAGTTATATTAATAGGTAATTCATCAATAGACGGAACAGGAACAATAATATAAAAATATGCAATACATTCAATTACAAGGGCAAGTAGCCGCAGATTTAGATACTCCATTAGAAGGTGGGTATAATTTGTTTATAGATACAACAAATGGCTCTATCAAAGCAAAAGATAGTGAAGGTAATCTAACCGGTGGTGGAGCTGGTGGTGGATTAGTAGAAACCACTTATAATGGATTAACCGCTTCATTAGCGACTGATTCATTAACACCTGGTACTTACTATAAGATTACCGATTTTAGGACTTGTTATGACCAACCGGATTATGATGTTTATGGTAACTCAATTCAAGTTGGTAATTATAGAACAGGTAGTATTTCACCTATAATTGTATTCGCATTAGACTCCGGTTCTTTGGCATCAGATGCATATCAACCCGAATATCCAAATGATAATATTAAATACGATATTACATTTAATCAAACCGAAGTAACTGATAGTCCTGCATTTGGTAGAATTATATATAGAAAAGATAATCAAGGAAACGAAATGGATTACGATTTCAGAGAAGTTCTTTTCAAAAGATATGATGCATATTATTCTGAAGATGTTTATGATGGAACTATTTCTGTTGAAGAATCTGGTAGTTTTGCTTTTATCACCGGTAGTGGAACATTTTTTGAAAATTTCACAACTGGAAGTGTTGTTGGTGTTTTGAATATCAATAATGACCCTCTTGTATTTTACTATGAAATCGTATCAATTGAAGATGATTATCGTATGGTTGTTACTGGAAGTAGATATAACTCTCCTAGTGATACTCGTTTGTTAGATGCAAATCTATTAGAAGGAGTGTCTTGGAAACAAAATAACATCCTATCTAATTCAGCTTCAATAGAAATACCAACCTTTGAGTATATAGGAGACTGTTTTAATAACACATCTACAAATACGGCTGCATTTACGGTATGGGATGAAAATACTTTCCTATTACCAAACAATGTATTCAAAGGTGAAAACACTTATAGAGATAATTCATTCTCACAAGTTTTTAGAAATAACACATTTAATGATGCTAGTTCTAACTCTAATATAGTTATGGATAGATTTTATAATAATATTATTAATAACGATTTTGATAATAACATAATCAAAGATAGTTTTTACAATAATATAATTGTTTGTGATTTTAGATACAACACAGTTAGTGGTGAGTTCCACAATAATCATTTTGGAGATGAGGATGAGGATGATTTTGATTACAATATCATTAATGGTGAGTTCTATAATAACTTCTACACATCAGATGATGATTTTTATTATAACATAATCAACGGAGGTTTTGACCACAACATCATACTTGATGAATTTAGTAAAAATACTCTTAATGGGTTTTATAATAATGTGTTAGGTGGTGAATTTGGTGATAATAGAATAGGTGAAAGTTTTTACGGAAATAAGACCTACAATGAATTTAGAGAAAATACAATAGCGGATGAGGTTTATAATAATAACTTCTTTTCATCATTCTTAGGTAATACAATAATAGGACATGAAGTTTATAATAATAACTTTTACAGTTGGACCGAAGATAATCAAATAGGTTCTAGTTTTCGAAATAACGATATAGGAGAGTCTGATGATTATGGTGATACGAATTTTTCCCGAAACAAAATCGGTAATGATTTTTATGATAATATTGTTAGCCAATCTTTTGAGGATAATGTAATCGGTAGTGGTTTTTACGATAATACTATTAATAATGAATTTTTACACAATAATATTGAAAGTGATTTTGAATCGAATACAATAGTAAATAATGGTGAACTAGAATCGTTTGAGTACAATCAAATAGGTAATGAGATGAAAGGAAATTTAATTTCAGGTAGTTTTATCTCAAATAAAATTGGTTATGCATTTGTAGGAAATGAAATTGGAGATGGGTTTAATAGTAATACTATTGGTAATATTTTTACCGGAAACGATATAGGAGAAGGCTGTATCAGTAACATATTTGGTGATTATACTATTGAAAATAATATTGGTAATGGGTTCGTGGAGAATTTTATATTAAATAATTTTATTGATAACACCATTGCTAATGATTTCAAAAGTAATAAAATTGGAAATGATTTTACTGATAATATGATTGGTGATGGTTTTGGATTTGGTGGCAGTTCGTATAGAGGTAATGTAATTGGAAATAGTTTTACTGACAATATAATCGGAGAATACTTCTACGATAACAATATTGGAGATAGATTTACATACAATAGAATAGGTAATGACTTCCAATATAATAGAATAGAAACGGAATTGGATGATTATGATTTTACCACATATTTAGGGGTAATCAATACCATATCATCTTCGATAACCGATGGAACTGATGGAGTTTATTCAGATTTAACTGGTTCAACTGCAGGGTTTGGTTCGGGTTCGGTATTTGAAGTAACTGTTGCATCAAGTATTGTTAGTAATATTGCAATTACAAATAGTGGAAATCTATACGAAGTGGATGATACTATAACAATAGCATCTGGTTCATTTGGTGGAACTACTGATTTAGTATTAACAGTTACTGAATTACACCCAGCCCCAATGGTTTATGGAAATTATAACAAAACTATTCAAAGAAGATTTGATGGAACGATTGTATTAACTGCGTTAGATGATAGTAATCAATTCTATATAACTCAAGCCATCACCGAAGCAATAGACTAATAAAACGAAAGAAATATGAGAATATGTATATTATGCGAAGAATCAAAAGTTCAGCAAGCAAGAGAAAAAATGAAAAATGATAATATCTTAAAAATAGATTTATCACCAAGCGGAGAATTACCTGCAACTCACAAATTGTGTGTAATGGCAGTTACCGAAGAAAAAGCTAATCAGATGATGAGTTCTGCTGAATTAACTATAATAGAGGCAATGAACCCAAAAGAGTTTTTAGCAAAGTATGGTTTGAAAAAAATTGGAAAAAGTTTTGGATTTTAGTAATTATAAAATAAAAAGGGGATTTATTACACCTACCGAGTCTAAACAAATAATAAATTGGATAGACTCGATTGACCATAGTGGTAATGGTGCTAATCATCATCTTTCGGAATTATCAAAAGAACTAAAAGGTAAATCCTATATGTTCGATATTTCGGATACACCTTTTACAAATTATATTACAAAGTTCCAATCCGTATCAGATGTTTCAAAAGAGAAACTACCTGATTTTATTCATAGTATCATTGATAGGATTGCAAAAGAATTCCATTTTCCTAAAAATCATATCTTCTTACAAGCGGTAGATATGAATAGTGGTGGGAAGATAAATCCTCACTATGATGCGGCAGTTGAAGGATATGTTAATTATAAATGTAACATAAGTGTTTTATCAGAGGATTACGAATTGTTTTTAGATAAAGATGTTATAACTATAAATGAAGGTGATTTATACGGATTTGAAGCATCGTTATACAAACATTGGACAAACGAATTCAAATCAAGAAGAGTTTTCCTAAGTTTTGGTTTTTTATTACCATACGATGTGGTAGGCAGAACCGAAACAGATGTAAGAGTTCGTTTGAGTAAAAGAATAGAAAGATATTTCCAAAAAACAATAGAAAATGTTTGAAAGTAAAATAAATAGAGGAAAAGTAAATGGATACGCTCCGTTAGATGGTGATGGTAAAGTATCGTTATCTCACTTACCTGATGTAGTTGGTGTAGCTGGTACATCTGGAACATCGGGTGTAAATGGAACTTCTGGTACTTCGGTATTTGCAGATAGTAATTCGTTGGCAACAACTGGTTCTAACGTTTTTACTGGAACTCAAACAATAAGTGGTAGTGGTGATATTTCACTTACAATAGGAGACGTAAATTTTATTGGAGGTCCTTCTTTTGGTTTAAGAGTAACCGGTTCTGATGGAGCTCCACTATTTCTAACATCTGATGGAACTTTATTAATTGGAGCTATTACTAATCCTACGAATGTATCTGATGATGCATCCTTTTTTGCAAATCAATTAAATTCATATCCTGTTTCAGATGGACCTACTGCAGCAATATTAGTTCAAAAATCAGGTTCATTCCAATCTAATTGGGTATTTGATTATGATGGTAAAAGTTATTTTCCTAGTGATATTAATATTGGATATAATTCATTGGGTAGCGGATTAACTTCTGGTTCATTAAACATTACTAATGGTGATATTAATTTAACTGGTTCTTTACTAATGACTGGTTCTATTATATTAAATGGAGTAACTTATACAAGTTTATCTGGAAATGGTGGCACATCTGGCGAAAGTGGTACGAGTGGAGTAGATGGTACATCTGGAACTTCTGGTGAAAGTGGCACATCCGGTGAAAGTGGTACAAGTGGAACTTCCGGTACATCCATATTGTTGGACTCTACTTTAACATTTGAAGGCAATATAATTTCAGGTAGTAGTGTTGAGACAGTTGGTACACAAATAACAATTGCACAAGACTATTATGGTGGTACTGGTTTGAATGGTAGTGGATTAATTGTAGCTGATAATGCAGAAAGTAGTGGAGTACAAAATGGATGGATAATTAGATTTTATGATGGTACAATAAGGACGGTAACTGGTAATTATGTCCCATCTGGAGAGTCTTTTAGAACTATTGCATTTGGTTCATCTGTATCCCTTAATCCAGCATATCCTTTGACTATAGAAAGTCCAGATTACCAACTTGGTTCAGATGCTTCTGTAGAACTTAAAGTGGGTGAACATAGTATAGTATTAGGTGATGATGGTATCTTAAAATTAAATAATGGGTTTGGTGAAATATATGCGGATGATGAAAATTATTCGGTTAGAATTGGAACTTCGGCTGAAAATGTAGCACCAAACTCACAAATTATACTTGGTGTAGGAAATGAGACATTGAAAATCAAAGCCGGACCTCCTTTAAGAGAATGGACTTTTGGAGAAAGTGGTAATTTTAATTTAACAGGTAGTATAAATGGAGCTCGTAATTTACCAACAACTGGTTCAAATCAATTTAATGGTTCACAATATATAAGTGGTTCAGTATATGTAAGTGGTTCTATCTATAAGGATGGTAACAAACAATTCAACTACGGACAATGGGCTTCATTAGAAACTCAAACTGGTTCTGCTAATACGGCATACGCTATGAAGTTGGAAGTGCCGGTTCCTGAATTTGAAGGTATATATGTTGGTAATAATGGTAGTGGATTTCCAACTAGAATTTATGTAGAAAATAACGGATTATATAACATTCAATTTTCAGCACAATTACATACCACCTCAAACGAGTCGTGTGATTTTTCTGTTTGGTTTGCTATGACAGGTTCTAATATAGCTAATTCAAATACGGATTTCTCTATTGAAAAGGTAAGTGGTGGTGGATTCCAAGTGGCAGCATTAAACTTCTTAACTCCAATTACATCCGGAAGTTATGTAGAATTGTATTGGTCAAAAACAACCGCAAACGGACAATTGCAATATAAAGGAACGCAAGTATCACCAACTAGACCCGCAACACCATCGGTAATTGTGACTGTAACTCAAATAGCATAATTTTATATAATCCCATTCTAAACCACTATTCTTTTTTTTCTTATATTTATAGGTAAGATAAAATTAGAAAGGAATAGTAAATGGCAATAGAATACATATACCCAGGTTCATCATCATTCTTTCCGGGAGAAACTCCATTTGGAACTTATGATAACGATTATGAATTTAGTGAAGATGCTCCAAAGGTAGCCCACTGGGTTGCTACTCGTTTGGGATACCCAATTCAAAATGTGGAATTAGTAGATGCAAGTTTATTTGCTTGTTTCGAAGAATCCGTATCTGAATACGGTGCACAGGTAAATCAATTTAATATCAGAAACAATTTGGATGTACTTAAGGGTAATCCAACTGGTACCGATTACACTGGTAAATTTGTTGAAGGTTCATTCTTACCAACTCTTATTGGTATTGTTGAGGCATATGGTACATTAGCTGGTGCTGGTGGAAGTACTGATATCAAAAAAGGTAGTGTTGATTTAGTGGGTGGACAACAAAATTACGATTTACAAACTTTATTTGCTGATGTAAGCGAGTCTGGAAAGCGAATACAAATAACAAAAGTATTTCACGAACCAACACCTGCAATCAATAGATTCTTTGACCCGTATTCAGTAAGTGGACAGGGAACTCTTAACTTAATTGATGAGTTTGGATTTGGTTCATTCTCACCAGCAGCTCAATTTATCTTAATGCCAATTTTCGAAGATATGTTAAGAATTCAAGCAATTGAATTTAATGATGAAATTAGAAAATCAGCACACTCCTTTAATATTACTAACAACAAATTACAAATATTCCCTATACCAACTACTGCTGGTAAATTATATTTTGAATATTTTGTATCCGATGAATTTGTAACCAATTCTACAAAGGTAAAGCCAAATGTAGTTTCTGATTATGCTAATATTGGATATAGTTTTATTCAATATGAAAGTATAAATGATGTTGGTAGACAATGGATTAGAAAATATACACTTGCTCTTGCTAAGGAATTATTAGGAGCAATTAGAGAAAAATATAGTTCAGTTCCAATTCCAGGTTCTGAAATTTCATTAGATGGTGCTGCTCTAAGAGCTGAAGCTCAAACTGAAAAGGATAATTTAATGGAACAATTGAGAGAAAACTTAGAGGAGTTGAGTAGAAAAAACCAATTCGAAGTTAAGGCTCAGGAATCAGAACATCAGCAAGAGATGTTGAAAAAAATTCCATTACTAATATATGTAGGATAATATGCCAAGATTTGCATTAGATAGAGATATCCGATTTTTTGAAGGAATATCAAGAGAATTGGTAGATGCAGTTATTGAAACAACTGTAGTTCTATACAAACTTGTCATTTCTGATATGAAAACAAATTTGTATGGGGAATCTTTAAATAAATCGTATTTTCAAGGAACACAATGTACTGCTGTAATTGAGAGAGATGATACTGGTATTTCGTATGAAGGATTTGGACCAGATAGTGGACAGACTGTACAATTCCGTTTTAATCGTTTCACATTAGAGGGAAAGGGATTCTATCCAGAAATTGGAGATATTATTTCTCATAATAATGCATACTTTGAAATTGATAATGTAAGAGAGGACCAATTAATTGGTGGACAGACTGGAGAAAAATTCTCAATTATATGTTCTACATTTATGACACGTAGAAGTTCTATACAAACTGAAATGAGAGATATCTAATGAATAAAAAAGAAACAAATAGAGGTTTACAGCGTTCGATATCTAAAGAGTTCACTAAAGGTGTAAAACTTATTGATATAGATACTACCATAGCTGAGTATATGGTAGATACCATTATTCCTGATGTGGAAGAAAATGGTAATGCGGTTAAAGTACCACTTATATATGGTAATGCAGAACGTTGGAAAAACGCTAGAGTAGATGGGTATTTGAGAGATGCTAGAGGTAAGATTCAAATACCATTAGTAATGTTCAAACGAAACTCTATTGAAAGAGATGCCGCTATGGCTCAATTCAAAGATGTTAATACGTTACCTGCTTATGTAAGATACTCTAAAACAAATAGATACGAACGATTTTCATTACAAAGTGGTACAAAACCCGCATATGAACAATATGAAGTTTCGGTACCCGACTATGTAACAGTAACTTATGAGGTAATGGTGTGGTCATCATTCACCGAGCATATGAATAAAATTGTTGAACAATTTCAATACGCAACTGATAGATATTGGGGAACTGAAAATGGATTCAAATTTAGAACTCGTATTGATTCGTTTGATAATCAACAAGAAGTTGGAGAGGGTTCGGAAAGAATTATAAGAACAACATTCACAATGGTGGTAAATGCATATTTACTTCCTGAAACTCGTGATGAGGCACCAGTTGTTAAAAAATCATTCACACCAAAGAAAGTTGTATGGGGTGTAGAAACGGATTTAAGTGGTACTATGTTCACCAATCCTAACATATATAATGAATATCAGTTTGTTATAGATTTTGTTGCTATAAGGGGTTCTCAAGCAGCACAATTTGTAGGTATAACTGGTGGGGTAAATAGAGGTGTTGTTAAATTAACAAATGTTAGAAAACCAATATTACCAAATGAACTAATTGGTTCGTTTGATACTTTAAATTGGTTTAGAGTTTATGTTAATTCAGAATTTAAACCAGCATCAACTTATAGTTATTCTTTTAACGGAACTACAAATGAAATCGTTTTTACATTTAATAATACATTAGGATTTGATATTGATATAAATGATGAAGTGGATATTGTAGGAAAATTTGAACAACTATGAACATAAAGACTCTTAAAAATATAATGAAAGAAGTTAACGAACCAAATGAATTCATTTTGGAACCCGTTGATTTGGTACATTCATTATATTGGATATGGAAAGCTACAAATTGTAGATTAAAAACATTAGATAGTAGAGTTGCTGATAAAAGAAGAACTGCTGCTAGATTTGATGTATTTGTATGGGGTGGATTTATTGCCGCAAGAGATTATCAATTTGAACAAGTTGGAAATGATTTTCACATAAAATTTATAAGAACAAATTTCCCAACAACAATTGAAAATACAAATGACCCAAATTATGGACAACCTTGGGCATTTGAATCTAATGATGAAGTAAAAATAGAAGGTGATTTAGAAAATATTAATTAATGGCTAGATTAAAACCAAATATAGATATAGGTAGTATAACTACAAAGAGGGATAGAGAATCTTTTCAAAATTTTGTGTTGGAAGTAATCAAAGATACGTTTATCTATGAGGCAACTCCAACATCAATTTCTTTAAATGGTGAACTATTTACTTTAAATTTGGATGATTTTAGATTTGTTTATGAAGATTTAATCGTTGCAGATTCCAAGGATTATTTAGATGTATATTTATACGGAGTGAAGCAAACAAACGATAGATATTCGGTAACATTTGATGATACTTCTATAACTATAACCTTTACTGAAAGTATAACAAGAGTTCCGGCTGACGTAGTTAGAACTGATTTTGAAATTAAAGGTAAAATTACACAAATAGTATAATGGCTAGATTAATACCACAGAAACAAATAGAAGAAGTAAATCAGTTTAGGGATAGTATATCCGTAGGCAACTCTGTATTTATATCTGGCTCTTTATTAGTATCACAAAGTATTGATATTGGTACTCGTACTTCGGATAAGCAAAGAATAACTGGTTCGGTTGAAATTACTGGGTCATTACAAATTGATGGTGCATTATCATTTGCCAATGCGGCAAGTAGATTGGATGCAACTGCATCTTTTTCTGATATATCGGTTGATACACAAAGATTTGGTGGAATATTAGTTGAGGATTTTGCAAAAAGTGATTCAACTATCTATGTATCATCTACAAATGGTAATGATAATAATAGTGGTACTTCACCGCAATTTCCATTAAGAACTATTAAGAAAGCTGCTCAATTAGCAACTCCGGGTGATGATGGTAGATATGGTTTACCAACTGGTTCTCTTTTTAGTGGATTTAGAATCACTGTTGATGCGGGTACTTATTTAGAAGAAAACCCAATTGAACTTCCAAGAAACACAACTGTTTGGGGAGCTGGATTAAGGGTAACTAAAATTATTGCTAAAAACGAAAACGAAGATTTATTTTGGGTAAATAGTGGTTGTTATCTTGCTGAGATGACATTTGCTGGTTTGAGAGTATATCCATCGGTTGATGATTCTCAAAGTGGATTCGCAATTGCATTCGCACCAAACGCATTTATTACAACATCACCATACGTTCAGAACTGTTCTATGATTTCAAATCAGGAGAACTCATTCCTTGAGCTGTATGAGGATATTCCTGCTGGAGGTGGTGGATTGAACGTAGATGGAAATAGAATCCATCCTGATTCTCCATTAGCCTCTATGGTATTGGATGCATATACACAGGTTGCACCAAATGGTGTGGGTTGTCAAGTTGTTGGAAGGGGATTCATTCAGTTGGTATCATTCTTCACAAACTTCTCAGCATATTCAGTAAAAGTTATCGATGGTGGACATGCGGTATTACTTAACTCTAACACCTCATTTGGTGATTATGGTATGTACGCATCTGGTTCACGTTTTATTACGGGTAGTGGTGGTAACTTTGATGCGTTCTTAAATGTACAAGATAATTACTCAATTATTGTTAATACTATTGAAGGTGGATTATCTACGATTCCTGCATTGGTACCAAATACTGAAAACGGAATTAGAGTAACTGACCCTAATGTTTTACCACAATACTTTTTATCGGAAGATTCTTCGAATGAAGTGTCTGATATAGTTAAAGCTGATTTTAAATTAATAAGTTCAATTATTGACAATGGAATTGTAAATAAACCAAGTTTAATTGCAAAAAGTAGTATAAATGGATATTCATCGCAATCTGTTTACAATATTTCTGGTGAAAATCAATATACTTCATCAACAACCGCATCATTACAAAATATTGCAAGTGTTGATACTAATTTTAATATATTATATGATATAATTGAAAGAGGAAATCCTGCAACCGAATCATATGTTCGTATATCAAATGTATCTCATTCAATTCAAGCAACTGATATTGTTCAATACAAAACCTCAGCTGTAGATTCACCTACAATTACTACAACTAATAATAGTTTTGATACAATTATGTCTATTGTAGCTGGTGGTATAGCTCCAAATATTGTAAGTAATACATCTGCTAGTTTTAAATTTAGTAATGTAAACCAATATCAAACAGGTACAACATCATCTTTACAAACAATAAATTCGGTATCATCATCATTTTCAATTGTGTATGATACTATTGAATATGGGACTGGTGATTTACCTACAATTATACCAAGTAGTTCAAATGCTAGCACATCAAGTGAAAAACAAAACGCATATAATTTACTTATAAATAATATACCATTTATACAATCTGAAACTATTGCATATATGAGTTCGTCTTGGAGTGAGTTTTCATATAATGAAACAACTTGTAAGAGAGATATTTCATATATTGTAAGTGGAGCTGCATATGATATTCTTTATGGTGGAAATGAAGAATCTATAAAGAGTGCAAGATTTTATTACTTATATCCATCCGAAGCTACTACAACTCAATTAGAACCAACATTAACTGCGGTTAAATACGCAAGTGGTGTTGCACAAAATATTTTAAAAGGAAATCAATACATAACATCATCCGCTAATATTAATAATGGATATAATATTATTTTTAATAACAAAGATTTTGTTAGAGCAGAAACCATTGCATATATTTCATCATCTTGGTCTGAATTCGAATATAATGAGGTAAGTTGTTCACGTGATATTGGATATATTTTAGATGCAGTAGGAACTGATTTAAAATATGAAGGTAACGACCGAAGTGTAACTGCTGGACAATTCTACTTTAGATATCCATCGGAGGCAACAACTACTCAGTTAAATCAAACATTAGATGCTATTAGATATGCTAAACGATTAACTGAAAAATTATTAAACAACGATACATTTGTAACGGCATCTAATTCTGTAATTGGGGCTGTTGATTTAATGAGAAAAAATCGTAGTTTAATTCAAACTGAAACTATTACATATATCAATACTCAATATCCTAATTTAGATTATAACCAAGCTAAATGTAGAAGAGATGTTGGATACATTGTTGATAATATTACAACTGATTTATTGTATGGTGGTAATGAAAGAACTGAAACTGCTGGATTATATTATTTCTTATTTCCATCAGTAGCAAATACTACTCAATTAACTGAAACAATAAATGCACTTCAATATGTAAATGCGTTAACCGATAAAATTTTAATATCAGAAATATTACCAACTCCAAAAATTGGATTAAATATTGATAGTAACATAAAAGTTACGGCATTTAATTCGGTAACATCATCTATATCTGCAAGTAATACTGAAGTTACATTAGTATCACAATCATTTGGTATTATTGAGGATATTATTAGATATGGAACTGATTATATACCATCGGCAATAGTTGGTAATTCAAACGATTATATTTGGAATATAAATAATCCAATAAATGTTAGTGGTATAACACAAATTCAATCAACGTTAGCAAACGCAAATACTCAAAGTATTTCTAACAACGTTAATACAATTATTAAAATAATTGAAAGTGGTAGTTCAGTTACAACCGAACAAACAATTGGAACTGATAGAAATGGGGCTCCGATTTCAACGGTTGGTATTCCTAAAAATTCATATGGAAGTAATTTAATAACAACTGTTATTGGAACAACTATTCCTGCTGAAATTCAATTGGTTAAAAATACTGCAGCTGGTATTAAATTTGGTAATGGCTTACAAATCACATCATCTATATCTGCTAGTGCTACTGAAATACAAAAAGTATCATCATCATTTTCAATTGTAACTGATATTATCAAATATGGTATTAGTGGAAGTTTGAGTTTAAGTGGTTCATCTGAATACTCAACTTATTATGAAGTAATTGCATTTGAATCTGCAAATTATTTATTTAATGAAAATCAATTAAATAAATTTGATAACGTATTAACTGCATCTATCGAAGATGGTAGTATAGACCCTACTTTAACATTAAAGAGAGGTGAACTTTATACATTCTCTGTAAATTCACTAAATATTGTAAATGCAACTGAATTAGATTTTAGACCATTTTATATTAAAACTGATATAAAACCAGGTCTTAGAAATCAATATACAAAAGGTGTAACTAATAATGGTGTTACCTTTGGAACTTTAACATTTATTGTACCATTCGATGCACCTGATACTTTATACTATGTAAATGGTAAAGATATTGAAGCAAGTGGAATTATTAATATTGTTGATGAGTTACCAATTTCAGATACGCAAAGATATATTGAAATACCATCATTGGGTGATTTTGAGGTTGTAGCAAATACTATTAATAATATTAAAGTTACTAACATACCACAAATTCAATCAATATATACTGCTTCTATATCAGAATCATTATCAGTAAGTTCATCATTCGCAACTACAATTGATATTTTATTTAATGGTGTGAGTAATTTACCAACTACAATTACAAATGTAAGTGGATTAATTAAGAAACGTGAACTATCACAATATACATCATCATTTGCGGTATCATCGGCATTAAGAAATACTATAAGTTCATCATTTAATATTGTAACTAATATAGTAACAAATGGTACGGGCTCAGTTCCAGCATTAATTGAAAATACTAACGATTTAATTAAAGTAACTTCGGTACCTCAAATAATTGGATTACAATCTGGAAGTATAACTCAGGTTAACAACGTAAGTTCATCTTTTGCTAATATAATTAATATTATTAAAAATGGTACTGGTTCAATTCCGGTTGAAATTAGTAATATAAATGGATTAACTAAGTTTAGTAGCACAGAGCAATTTACAGCCTCTTTAAGCGCTAGTTTAGAAGATGTAACCTTTGTATCCAATTCGATATCAATCGTTTCTACAATCATTACAAATGGCAGTGGTTCGTATATTACGGCTAGTTTATATGGAGCGGCCTCAACCCAACCATCTACATTAGCAGCTTATCAAATTATTAAGCAAAATATTCCATTTATTCAAATAGAAACTTTATCTTACTTATCTTCTTCTTGGAGTACGGCTTCATATAATGAAGCAAGTTGTAGTAGAGATATTGGATTGATTGTAAGTGGAGCAGCTGAGGATTTATTATATAATACTATTTCATCATCAATTGTGAATGGTAAGTATTATTTAGAATACCCATCGGCAGCAGAAACTACTCAAATAAACCAAACATTAGATGGTATTGAGTACGCAAGTAAATTAACACAAAAATTAATTCAAAATATAATTTTTGAAACCGCATCAATGGAGGTTTCGGCATCTTATAATTTGATTAGAAAAAATAGAGAATTTGTTAAGAGTGAAACTATCGCTTACTTATCATCTTCTTGGAGTACATTCGATTATAACGAATCATTATGTAGAAGAGATATCGGACATATAATTGATGCAGTTTCTACGGATTTATTATATGGTGGAAATGAAAGAAGTAACACCGCTGGTGAATTCTATTACAAATATCCATCATCTGCAACTGTTAGTGGTAGTGTATCTCCAACAACCGCAGCACAATTATACCCAACATTGGATGGTATTAATTATGCTAGACGATTAGTTCAAAATATTGTTGTAAATAATCAATTTGCATTAGCACCTGATAGTAGAACAAACGCATATGATTTAATCGTTGAAAATAAATCATTAATTCAATCGGAAGTTGTTTCTTATGTATCATCTTCTTGGAGTGGTGTATTATACAATGATATAAGTTGTTCTCGTGATATTGGATATATTTTAGATGCAGTAGCAACTGATACCTTATATGGTGGAAATGAACGTAGTTCAGTAGCTGGTGAATTCTATTATCTATTCCCATCAAGAGCAACAAATGGTGGTGTTCCATCTGAAAATAATCAATTAGATTCAACTTTAAGTGGTATTAATTACGCTAAAGGAATGGTAAATCAGTTATTACAAAATAATATCTTTGTAACTGCTTCATTACAAACCATTGGTGTAACAAATTTAATAATCGATAACAAACCATTAATTCAAAATGAAGTAATTTCATATATTTCTTCATCTTGGAGTAATTTTCAATATAACGAAGCAAGTTGTAGTAGAGATGTTGGATATATCTTAGATGCAGTAGCAACTGATTTCTACTATGGTGGAAATGAAAGAAGTATTACCGCTGGAACATTCTATTACCTATTCCCATCAGCAGCAACTGTTAGTGGAAGTTCATCCCCAAGCGTTGATGCTCAATTATACCCAACGGTTGATGGTGTAACATACGCACAAAGATTGACTAACAAAATAATTAATAATATAACATTAGTAACTGCTTCATTAGAAAGACAAACTACATATGACTTATTATTAGATAACAAATTATTAATCCAAAACGAAGTAATTTCATTTATGAGTTCTTCTTGGAGTGGATTTGAATATATTGAATCTAAATGTAAGAGAGATGTAGGATATATTGTAGATGCAGTAGCAACCGATGTATTATATGGTGGAAATGAAAGAAGTGTAACTGCTGGTGAGTTTTATTACTTATATCCATCACAAGCTACTTCGGTTCAATCCGACCAAACAATCACCGGTGTAAATCATGCATTTGGTTTGGCTGATAAAATAGTTAGAAATACTTTATTAGTAACCGCAAGTGCTGAAACTATTGCAAATTATGATGTAATATTAGATAATAAAGGATTAATACAAACAAACGTAATTTATTATATAGATTCAGTATATCCATACTTTACTTACAATAGAACTAAGTGTAGAAGAGATGTTGGTTACATTGTAGATGCAATAGCAACCGATTTACTATGGGGTGGTAACGAAAGAAGTATTGTAGCAGCTGATTACTATTATAGATATCCATCTGAAGCTACAACTATTCAGTTAAATGAAACTACTGAAGCAATATCATATGTTAAAACAATTATAAACAAATTAATTCAAAATAATATATTACAAGTACCAACTGTAACTTCAAATACTAATAATAATATTAAATTTACTAATAGTAATCAAATAAGTGGAGCAGGTACATCTAATATTAATGTATTAAACGCATTAAGTTCATCATTTGGATTAGTAATGAATACTATAACAAATGGAACGGGTTCACTCCCAGCCATTTCTCAATATACTGCATCGTTAATAGATTCTGGAACTTTACAAGCATATTCATTAATAAAATCAAATATACCATTTATCCAAAATGAGGTAATTGCATATATTAGTTCTTCTTGGAGTGGATTCGCATACAATGAAGCTAGTTGTAGTAGAGATGTGGGATTAATTGTAAGTGGGGCAATTGAAGATTTACTATTTGGTTCAGTATCAGCATCAGTAGTAAATGCTAAATACTATTTTGAATACCCATCAGCGGCAACTGGTTCACAACTATATCAAACATTAGATGGAATCAAATACGCAGCTAGTTTAAGTAATAAAATAGCACAAAATATTCAATTCGTAACTGCTTCAAACGAAGTATCTGCATCTTGGCATTTATTAAGAGATAATAAGGAGTTTATCCAAAATGAGGTAATCGCTTATGTATCATCTTCTTGGAGTGGTGTTTATTATAATGAAGATAAGTGTAAGAGAGATGTTGGTTATTTAATTGATGCAGCTGCAACTGACCTTTATTATGGTGGAAATGAGAGAAGTGTAACCGCTGGTTCATTCTATTATCTATTCCCATCTGCGGCTACTCAAAATGGAGTTCCTTCAACAACTTCTCAATTGGACCCAACTGTTGATGGTATAATATACGCAAGTGGATTATCACAAAAAGTAATTCAAAATGTAGAATTTGTACAACCATCGGCTTCAGTATTAGTAGGTGCTGATTTATTAATTGGAAATAAAAGATTCATCCAAACTGAAGTAATTCAATATCTTTCATCATCTTGGAGTGAATTTTATTATAATGAAGCAAGTTGTTCTCGTGATATTGGGTATATTATAGATGCAGCTAGAACGGATTTAGTTTATGGTGGAAATGAAAGAAGTATTAAGGCTGGAACGTTTTATTACTATATTCCATCGGAAGCAACAACTAAACAAAAACCACAAACAATTGATGGTATTGATTTTGCTAAGGGAATGGCTGAAAAGGTAATTTTGAAAGAACAATTAGTAAGACCATCATTCCAAACAAAATTATCGGTTGATTTATTAAGGGGAAGTAAAAAAACATTACAATCAATCGCAATATCATATACCGCTGGAGCATTTCCTAACTTTGTTTATAATGAAGAAAAGTGTTATAGAGATACTGGATTTATTGTAGATGCAATAGCAACGGATTTATTATATGGTGGAAATCTAAGAAGTGTTAGAGCAGCATCATCATATTATACTGGGGTATATGGTTCAGCAGCAGTAGTTGTAAACGAACAAAAGAAAGAAACAGCTGAAACTAATAGATATTTAAGAACACAATTCCAAAGAATAGTGAGAAATGCTCCTGTTGAAGAATTTGGTTCTTTGATAATTACTACTGGACATGACTTTTCTTATTCTGGAGCTGGAGTAACTTATAAGGCATTACCTTTTAACCAGGGTGGAGCTGGAGTTGCTGACCCAACGAAAGAAATTACCGAATTGGCTGGAGGTAGAGTTTACTTTACATCTGGTAACGAGCTTGGTGACTTTAAAATTGGTACGGGGCTTATAATTAATCAAGCAACCGGAACATTGCAAGGTAGAACATTCTCTCGTTCATTGTTCTCATTAGTAACACCATTCTCATTAGCATTAGAAGGATAAAAATAAAATTATGGCAGACGTATTTGTACCACTTAACGCATTCAAATCGGTAGTAACGACACTAACCGGTGAAGAAGACCAAGTATACACCACTCCGAGTGGTGTATCTACTATTATACTATCGACTCAAGTTACCAATAATGGTAATCAAACTGAAGAAGTAACAATTAAATTAGCTTCGAATAGAGAAATACCAGTACCACAAGTTGCTGGAATTATCAACACCGGAAGTATGTATAGCGCATCAGCGCTTTTAGAACAAAATTTAACATTTTTGAAAAAAGAAGTAGCAGCTTATACTAACTTCAATAATAACTTAGCAGAAGTTCCATTTGGATTTTCACAATCTAGATATGAAGCATATGTGGATACTGCAGTAAATGCGGTAGTTTATGATATTCAAAATGGGGGTACTATCCGAACAAATAAAGCAGCTTTATCATTTTATAATAAAAATGGTGAAACGTTAGTTCCAACTGGACAGGTAACGGCATCTTACGAAGCAATTAATTATACAGATACATTAGTAAAACAAATTTTAATTAACCAATCCATCACTGGTTCGGTTAATGTGGATAGAATTTATCAAACAATTTTCACCCAATCATTCAATTATGGTTTAATTGCAGAAACTGGGTCACAAGAAATTATTTCTCAACTATTTACTGTTATATCGGATACTATTTATGACCCGGTGAGAGAAACGCAAGAGGCGGTAGAGTTAGTAAGGAACTATCCTATCCCAAAAAGTGATTCATTTTCACCCGTAGTGGCTGGTAAATTAGTATTAGAGCAAGAGTTTGGATTACTATTCTCAGGTTCTACCGATTTGAAAATAGTTTTATCACTTCTTGAAAGTGCAAATGAGTAATAATTAAGTTGAAAAAACATAAATGAGTCAATTATTAAGTGGTAAGGTAAAAGTAACGCTTCCTCAGAATGTTTCTGAAGATAGATATGAGTTTCTTCAACTGAATGAAGCAGAACCTAATTTAGGGGTACCTATTAGTGGTAGTTTATCGAGCGGTTCAGTTGCTTTATTAGCATCTGATGAGTTTGGTAATCGTTTATTTGTAACAAAATTACAATTTCCTGAGTATAGTGGTTCATTTAGTGGTTCATTTCAAGGAGATGGTTCACGATTAACCAATTTACCCTTAGTAAAAGATGCTTCTAGATTAATTTCTGGTTCAGCATCGGCATCAATTTCACCACAAACCGGATTTTTAGTAAATGTATCATCATCTTTTGATGGTGATATGGATATAAATGGTGATGTTAGGGTTACTGGTGACTTATATGTTAATAATAGGATAGTTGCAAGAGAAATATTGGTTCAAATCATATCATCTTCAATTATTTTTTCATCTGGGTCAAACCGATTTGGAAATTCATTAGTAGATTTACAAGAATTCACTGGTTCTGTATCAGTTACAGGTTCATTTGATGTAAATGGTGAGGGTAGATTCAGTAATAACGTTTACATATCAAATACAGCTTCAGCATCCTTCTTTGAGGGTGATGGTAGTAAGTTATTTAACCTTCCTGCGGCAGCAGAATCACCAAGAATCGTTGATGGGGCTGTTACGGCATCCGTTAATGAATCTTATGGGTTTAGATTAGAAGGAACTACAAGAGCAGAGTTCAGTTCTTCACTTTTTGTGAGTGGAAACATAGAAATTGTTAGTGGTTCATCATTTAGTGGTAGTGGTGCTAACTTATTTGATATTCCGAGGGCAGCTTTAACGCCTGACGCTCTTCTGTCGGCATTTATTACATCAGGTTCGGTCACCGCATCGGTTAATCCAAATTATGGGTTTCGATTAGAAGGTACCAATAGAGCAGAATTTAGTTCTTCACTATTTGTAGCTGGTAATGTAACCGCATCGATGTTTACTGGTAGTGGTGCTGGTTTATTCGATATTCCAAGGGCAGCATTAACACCGGATGCATTGGTTTCTCCATTAATTGGTAGTGGAAGTGTAACGGCATCGGTTAATCCAAATTATGGATTTAGATTAGAGGGTACCAATAGAGCAGAGTTTAGCTCATCGGTATATGTAGATGGTAATGTAACTGCATCAATGTTTAGTGGTAGTGGTGCTGGTTTATTTAATATTCCGAGAGCAGCTTTAACGCCTGATGCACTTGTATCACCATTAATTAGTAGTGGAAGTGTAACCGCATCGGTTGACCCTAAGTCTGGATTTGTTGTAACTTCAATCGAAAGCGGTTCACAATTTACAGGTTCATTATTTGTAAGTGGTGGTATTTCTATAAATAGTGGTTCAATTTTTAGTGGTAGTGGTGCTGGTTTATTTAATATTCCGAGAGCAGCATTAACACCTGATGCATTATTGAGTACATTTATATCATCGGGTTCAGTAACAGCGTCTGTTTCTCCAAACTTTGGATTCAGAGTTGAATCACAACAAAGTGGTTCTGAGTTTACAGGTTCAGTTGATGTTAGTGGAAACGTATCCGCATCAATGTTTAGTGGTAGTGGTGCTGGTTTATTTGATATTCCTAGGGCAGCATTAACACCGGATGCATTATTATCAAATTTAATAACAAGTGGAAGTGTAACGGCATCCGTTGACCCTAAAGCTGGATTTGTAGTAACTTCAATCCAAAGTGGTTCACAATTTAGTGGTTCAGTTAGATTTAGAGATAATCTTATAGTAGCTGGTAATGTAACCGCATCGATGTTTACTGGTAGTGGTGCTGGTTTATTCAATATACCAAGAGCAGCATTAACACCGGATGCACAATTATCAAATATAATAGCAAGTGGTTCAGTTACCGCATCGGTAACTCCACAAAATGGATTTCAAGTAATTTCAGTTGCAAGTGGTTCGGAATTTACAGGTTCGGTTAGACTTAGAGATAACCTTAATGTAAGGGGAACTGTAACTGCATCAATGTTTAGTGGTAGTGGTGCTGGTTTATTTAATATTCCATTATCTGCATTAGCTGAACAAGTAGCTCAAGCTACTAGGATAGCAACCGGTTCAGTAACGGCTTCTGTTGGAAGTAATTTTGGATTTAAAGTAGAATCTGCACAATTTGGTTCTGAATTTACTGGTTCAATTGATGTAAGTGGTAGTGTAACTCTTAAATCTGGTTCATTTTACTCTGGTAGTGGTGAGGGATTATTTAATATTCCATTATCAGCATTATCTGAAGAGGTAATTAATAGAAATTTCATAGCAGATGGGCAAGTAACTGCATCTGTTGATAATATAAATGGATTTGTAGTAACATCACCATTAAGTGGTTCTACATTTAAAGGTTCAGTTTATGTTACTGGGTCTGTAAATGTAAGTGGTTCATTATTTGTAAGTGGTGGTGGTATTATTCAAGCATTAACTGGTTCATTCTTTAGTGGTAGTGGGCAGGGGTTATTAAACATACCTCGTTCGGCATTAACTGAAGATGCACTTATTTCAACTGAAATAAAATCAGGTTCAGTAACGGCATCGGTATCTCCTAATATTGGATTTGTAGTAAATTCGGCTCAAAGTGGTTCGGAATTTACTGGTTCAATAGATGTATCTGGTTCGGTATCAGCATCTTTATTTAGAGGTGATGGTAGTGGATTAACAAATATAACTATACCTGTAATTACCGATGGTAATGTAACTGCCTCAGTTGATGATTCTAATGGATTTATAGTTACATCTCAGGCATATGGTTCACAATTTACTGGTTCTGTTAGAGTTAATACATTTGTAACTGCATCTGAATTTAGAGGTAATTTTGCAGGAGATGGTTCTCAAATTACTAATATTCAAATATCTATTATCCAAGATGGTGAAATAACTGCATCTGTTTCAAATGAGAATGGTTTTGTAGTTGATTCTTTCAAAAGTGGTTCAACTTTCTATGGTAATATAATAGCAAATAATGGTATTGTATCTAATGATGATATCATAGCAAATGGAAACATACAAGCTAATATTGGTTCATTCTTTAGTGGTAGTGGAGCTGGATTAACTAATATTCCTTTATCTGCATTTGCTGAAGAGGTAATTGCATCAACTCGTATCCAAAGTGGGTCTGTTACTGCATCAGTATCTCCTAATTTTGGATTCAAAGTAGAATCATTGGATAGTGGTTCACAATTTACTGGTTCTGTTAAAGTATTAGGGCAAGTAAAAATTCTATCTGGTAGTGGATACTTTAGTGGTAGTGGTGAGGGGTTAACAAATATCCCCCGTTCAGCATTAACTGAAGATGCGTTACTTTCATCATTCATTGTAAGTGGAAGTGTAACTGCATCGGTAGCACCAAATACTGGGTTTGTTGTTATATCATATCAAAGTGGTTCAACTTTCTTTGGTGATATTCAATTAGCAACTGGTTCTTTCTCTGGTAGTGGTGCAAGATTATTTGATATACCAAAATCAGCAATTTCTGATTTAGATACTTCTAAAATATTTAGTGGTTCGGTTACCGCATCAACTCACCCTCAAAATGGATTTATTGTAACATCAGTTGTAAGTGGTTCAACTTTCTTTGGTGATGTTCAATTGGTAACTGGTTCTTTCTCTGGTAGTGGTGCAAAATTATTTAACATACCAAGAACAGCACTAACACCTGATGCACTTATTAGTACAACTATTACATCTGGTTCAGTTACCGCATCAGTAGCACCAAATACTGGATTTGTTGTAACATCAATTGAAAGTGGTTCAAAATTCTTTGGTAATATAGAATTAGTAACTGGTTCATTTAGTGGTAGTGGTAGAAATTTATTCGATATTCCTTTTTCTAATTTAACTGGAGATTCAAATAGAATTGCTAGTGGTTCTGCTACTGCATCTATTTCACCAAATTTAGGATTAGTTGTTAATACATCCGCATCTATTGATGGTGATTTAAATGTAGCTGGGGCAATCAACGCAACAGAAATAAATGTAACGTTTATAAATTCGGAAGTAATTTATTCTTCTGGTTCAAATATATTTGGTGATTCATTGACAGATATACAACAAATGACTGGTTCGGTTAAAATAACTGGTTCTTTGACTGTTGATGGTGTAATCACTGGTGATGGTAGTGGATTATTTAATATCCCACAATCAGCACTTACTGAAGCAGCAACATTAATTGCTAGTGGAAGTGTAACGGCATCGGTTAACCCTAATAACGGATTTGTTGTAACTTCAATCGAAAGTGGTTCTACATTTAGTGGTTCACTTTTTGTAAGTGGTGGTGTTTCTATAAATAGTGGTTCAACATTTAGTGGTAGTGGAGCTGATTTATTCAATATCCCAATATCAGCATTTTCACCTGATGCACAAGATGCAATTAATTCACTATTGGCAATCCAAAGTGGAATATTGGCTAGTGGTAGTGTAACGGCATCAGTTTCGAATGAGTTTGGATTTAAAGTAGAATCAATTGATAGTGGTTCACAATTTACAGGTTCATTATTTGTAAGTGGTGGAGTAGAATTAAGTAGTGGTTCATCGTTTAGTGGTAGTGGTGCTAGATTGTTCGATATACCAAGAGCAGCATTAACGCCTGATGCACTTTTATCAAACTTAATCGCAAGTGGTTCAGTTACCGCATCAGTAACACCTGATAACGGATTTGTTGTAACTTCAATCGAAAGTGGTTCTACATTTAGTGGTTCACTTTTTGTAAGTGGTAATATTGAGGTTGTTAGTGGTTCATCATTTAGTGGTAGTGGTGAAAACTTATTTAATATCCCACTAACCGCACTTTCTACTGAAGCAATTGAAGCACTTATTTCAACTGAAATTAAAAGTGGTAGTGTAACCGCATCAGTAACACCTGATTTTGGATTTGTAGTAGTATCAGCTGAAAGTGGTTCTGAATTTACTGGTTCAGTTGATGTAAGTGGAAGTTTATATGTAACCCAAACTATAAGTTCAAGTATTGTAAAAGCAAATGAATTATCTGGTTCATTCTCTGGTTCATTCTTTGGAGATGGTGGTGGATTAACTAATATTTCACTTGCTAACTTATCATTTGATGTATATCGTTTAGTGAGTGGTTCAGTTACGGCATCCGTAACACCAACTGAAGGATTCAAAGTTGAATCTTTGGATAGTGGTTCTAAATTTACTGGTTCAATTGATGTATCTGGTTCAATAACTATTGATGGTATTTATACTGGAGATGGTAGTGGATTGACAAATATTGATATTGCTAATTTGGCAATTGATACTTCTAGAATTTACACTGGTTCCGTTACTGCTTCGGTATCTACTGATGGCCACTTTAGAGTTTTAGATGGTACTACATTAAGAGCAATTAAATCCGAATTTAGTGGTTCAGTTTATGTATCTGAATCAATATATGTAAACAAATTTATATTTGGTGATGGTACTTTTATCACAAACGTAACCGCTGCAGCATCTCCAAGAATTTCATCTGGTTCAGTAACGGCTTCAGTTTCACCTAATTTTGGATTTAAAGTAGAATCCGCACGAAGTGGTTCTGAGTTTACGGGTTCAGTTGATATTAGTGGTTCAATATCGGCATCTTTATTTAGTGGTGATGGTAGTGGGTTATTCAATATTCCATTAGAAGCACTTGAAGATTTACAATTAGTAAAAATTAACTCTGGCTCTGGTATAGCAATTATTGACCCATTAAAATTAGATGTAAACGTTCCAATAACAGCATCTCGATTTGATGGAGATGGTAGTGGATTATTTAACATTCCTGCAAACGCATTACAAGACCTTCAATTAGATAGAATTATATCTGGTTCAACTCAGGCGGTAATTTCACCTGATAAAGGATTTGAGGTTGGTACAAAAACATCTATATCTGGTTCACTTAGTGTAAGTGGTGGATTATTTGTAACTGGTGGAAGTGTTATTTTATCTTCTGGTTCATCATTTGTTGGAGATGGTAGTGGATTGACTAACATCAATATAGCTAACTTATCATTTGAAACTTCACTTTTACAAAGTGGTTCATTTACAACGGTACTTTCACCAAACTTTGGATTAGTTGTTAACGCATCCGCATCAGTTAGTGGAAACTTAAGTGTTGAAAAAAATATATACGCACCTGTAATTTATGGTGGACAAATTACCGGTTCATTCTATGGTGGATACTATGGAGAGGGTGATGCTGAAGATAGAGATATTCTTATCTATGATGCGGCCCGTTCTAAATATGTACCTGTACCTGAGAGTACACCAACAACCGCAGAACCATTTACAAATGTAACTGAAGTAACGGTTGTACACAACTTTGATGTTGATTATCCAATCGTACAAGTTTATGAAGCTGGTACAAATGGAATGATTATACCTCAAGCTATCATACCATTGGACAGTGATAGAGTTAGAGTAGTATTTAGTGGTTTAACTTCTGGAGTTGTAGTAGTTGGTAGTGGTGGTTCAAAAATAAGTGGAGCAATTAGTGGTAACAACGTAATTGGAATTGTACCATCAGCGTCTAGAGCAATTTCAGCAGAAACTGCTGATACTGCATTAAATGTAGCTGGTATTGATTCGGCATCTCTTGCATTATTAAACGATTTACAAAACTTTGTAAGAAACGAACAAACATCATCTATGACGGTGTTGAGTTCATCTTTCGCTCTTACTGCATCTTACGCATTAAATGCTGGTGAAGCTGGTAGTGGTGGAACTGATTTATTCATTTACTATACAAGTTCGTTAGTACAAACTGAAACTGGAAAAATTAACTTTACTGGTTCTGGTGTAAGTGTAATTGATTCTGGTTCTGATGGTATATTAGTAACTATCTTAGGTGGCGGTGGTACTGGTGATGGTGATTTACTATCATCTCAAACCGCATCAATGTATGTGTTCTCATCATCATTTGCATCAATAGCCGAATACGCATTAAACGCAGTTGGTGGTGGAAGTGGTACTGGTTTCCCATTTGAAGGTTATGCTGCACTAACGGGAAGTTTAAATGTATCGGGTAGTTTAATTGTAACTGGTAGTACATTCATACAAAATTTACCATTAGGTTCAACAAATTTAGTGGTTACCTATAACCCAACAACTGGAAGATTAGAACAACAATCAATCGATGCAGCTGTTGGTACGAGTGGAGTAGATGGTACATCTGGAACTGGTGGTACATCTGGAACTGGTGGTACATCTGGAACAAGCGGAACGAGTGGAACGAGTGGAAGTAGTGGAACTTCTGGTACGAGTGGAACATCAGGTACATCTGGAACATCAGGTACATCTGGAACAAATGGTACGTCTGGTTCATCTGGGACAAGTGGAACAAGTGGAACATCTGGAACGTCTGGTACTTCAGCAACATCTGGAACATCTGGAACGTCTGGTACTTCTGGAAGTAGTGGAAGTAGTGGTTCATCTGGAACAAGTGGGACAAGTGGAACATCTGGAACGTCTGGTACTTCAGCAACATCTGGAAGTAGTGGAACATCTGGTTCTTCTGGAAGTAGTGGTTCTTCTGGAACATCTGGTTCAAGTGGTTCTTCTGGAACATCTGGTTCAAGTGGTTCAAGTGGTAGTAGTGGTTCATCTGGAACATCTGGTTCAAGCGGAAGTAGTGGTTCAAGCGGAAGTAGTGGAAGTAGTGGAACCTCTGGTTCATCAGGTTCGTCTGGTTCATCTGGAACAAGCGGAACGAGTGGAAGTAGTGGAAGTAGTGGTTCTTCAGGAACATCAGGTTCGTCTGGAACCTCTGGTTCATCAGGTTCATCTGGAACAAGTGGTTCAAGTGGAAGTAGTGGTACGAGTGGAACGTCTGGTTCAAGTGGTACTACTGGTACATCTGGTTCTTCGGGAACATCGGGCACTTCTGGTTCTTCTGGAACATCTGGTAGAGAAGGTGGTAGACTTTTCGAAGTAATTAATGATGGATTCAATTATGCATTTGATGGATATGATGATGCTACATTCCCAACCTTAACATTAGTAAGAGGTGAATTATTTTACTTTGATGTAAGTGGAGTTTCAGCATCACACCCATTTGCATTAAGATTATCAAGCGGTAATACTTCAGTTGTAGATGGTACAATAAATAATGACCCATTAAATGGATTAGCTGGAACAACTGATTTAATAGCATATAGAGTACCTGAAGATGCACCAAACAATATTGTTTATCAATGTGCAGTTCATTCATCAATGATTGGAATTATTGAAATTGTTGATAAAAACGGAACTTCTGGTACATCTGGTACTTCTGGTAGTAGTGGAACATCTGGTACGAGTGGAACTTCAGGTTCTTCTGGGACAAGTGGAACCTCTGGTTCTTCTGGAACAAGTGGAAGTAGTGGTACTTCTGGTACCTCTGGAACGAGTGGTAGTAGTGGAACTTCTGGTTCAAGTGGTAGTAGTGGTTCAAGTGGAAGTAGTGGAAGTAGTGGAACATCGGGTTCATCAGGAAGTAGTGGAAGTAGTGGGACATCGGGTTCTTCTGGTTCATCTGGTTCATCTGGTTCGTCTGGAACGAGTGGAACGAGTGGAAGTAGTGGTTCTTCTGGTACGAGTGGTACGAGCGGTGAAAGTGGTTCATCTGGAACTTCTGGTTCAAGCGGGACAAGTGGAGTTGATGGTACTTCTGGTTCAAGTGGAACAAGCGGATTAGATGGAACATCGGGTACATCTGGTACATCGGGAACTTCTGGCACTTCTGGTACATCTGGGACAAGTGGTACATCGGGAACTTCTGGAACTTCTGGAACTAGTGGTGAGAATGGTTCATCTGGAACATCTGGTTCTTCTGGAACATCGGGAACGAGTGGAACATCAGGTACATCTGGAACAAGTGCAACATCTGGAACCTCTGGTACAAACGGAACGAGTGGAAGTAGTGGTACTTCTGGTTCATCTGGTTCAACCGGTACTGATGGTACATCGGGAAGTAGTGGTTCTTCTGGGACAAGTGGTACGAGTGGTTCAAATGGAACAAGCGGAAGTAGTGGAACATCTGGAACAAGTGGTTCAACGGGAACGGATGGGACAAGTGGTTCTTCTGGAACAAGTGGTACGAGTGGTTCGAATGGTACATCAGGAAGTAGTGGTACTTCTGGTTCTTCTGGTTCAACTGGTAGTAGTGGAACTTCTGGTACTTCTGGTTCTTCTGGGACAAGTGGGACAAGTGGTTCGAATGGAACGAGTGGAAGTAGTGGAACTTCTGGTTCAAGTGGTTCAACGGGAACGGATGGTACATCTGGTTCATCTGGTTCATCTGGAACAAGTGGAGTTGATGGAACGAGTGGAAGTAGTGGAACTTCTGGTTCAACTGGAACGGATGGTACATCTGGTTCATATGGTACATCTGGAACAAGTGGTTTATCTGGTTCAAATGGTACATCTGGAACTTCAGGTTTAAATGGAACTTCAGGTTCGTCTGGTACAAGTGGTTCATCTGGTTCATCTGGTACTAATGGTACGTCTGGTTCATCGGGAATTAGTGGAACTTCTGGGACAAGTGGAAGTAGTGGAAGTAGTGGTACATCTGGTTCAAGTGGTACATCTGGAACATCTGGAACCGCAGGTACATCTGGTTTAGATGGAACTTTATTTGGAAGTAGTGGTACTTCGGGTTCTTCTGGTTCAACTGGAACATCGGGAAGTAGTGGAACTTCTGGAACAAGTGGAGTTGATGGAACATTCTTCGGTTCTTCTGGTTCATCGGGTACTTCTGGTACAAGTGGAAGTAGTGGAACAAGTGGTTTGAGTGGTTCAAGCGGTACATCTGGAACTTCTGGAACAAGCGGACAAGATGGAACATTCTTTGGTTCATCTGGAACCTCTGGAACATCTGGTGTTGGTACTAATGGTACATCCGGTTCAAGTGGTACATCTGGAACTTCTGGAACAAGCGGACAAGATGGAACATTCTTTGGAAGTAATGGAACTGCTGGTACATCTGGTACATCTGGTTCATCTGGAACAAGCGGAAGTAGTGGAACTGCTGGTACGTCTGGAACAAGCGGACAAGATGGAACTTTATTTGGAAGTAGTGGTACATCTGGTACATCAGGTCAAAGTGGTTCATCAGGTACTTCTGGTTTAGGTACAAACGGAACCTCTGGAACAAGCGGACAAGATGGAACTTTATTTGGAAGTAGTGGAACATCTGGAACAAGTGGTCAAAGTGGTTCATCAGGTACTTCTGGTTTAGGTACAAACGGAACCTCTGGGACTAGTGGACAAGATGGAACTTTATTTGGAAGTAGTGGAACATCTGGGACAAGTGGTGAAAGTGGTTCATCTGGTACAAGTGGTATTGGGACAAATGGAACATCAGGTACTTCTGGACAAGATGGAACTTTATTCGGTTCGTCTGGAACATCTGGTACAAGTGGTGAAAGTGGTTCATCAGGAACATCTGGGTTAGGTACAAATGGTACTTCTGGAACAAGTGGACAGGATGGTACGTTATTCGGTTCATCTGGTACATCTGGAACATCAGGTGAAAGTGGTTCATCTGGTACTTCTGGGTTAGGTACAAATGGAACATCAGGTACTTCTGGGCAAGATGGAACTTTATTCGGTTCATCTGGAACATCTGGTACATCAGGTGAAAGTGGTTCGTCTGGAACATCTGGTGTTGGAACTAATGGAACATCGGGTACTTCTGGACAAGATGGAACTTTATTTGGTTCGTCTGGTACAAGCGGAACATCAGGTGAAAGTGGTTCTTCTGGAACATCTGGAGTTGGTACGAATGGAACATCAGGTACTTCTGGACAAGATGGAACATTATTTGGTTCATCAGGTACTTCTGGTACAAGTGGTGAAAGTGGCTCATCTGGTACTTCTGGTATAACGGGCACCGCTGGTACTTCGGGAACATCTGGACAGGATGGAACTTTATTTGGTTCTTCTGGAACATCGGGAACATCTGGTATTGGTACTGATGGTACATCTGGTATAACGGGTACTGCTGGAACATCTGGGACAAGTGGACAAGATGGAACTTTATTTGGAAGTAGTGGTTCTTCTGGAACAAGCGGAGTAAGTGGAAGTAATGGAACATCTGGCATTGGAACAAATGGTTCATCTGGAACAAGTGGACAAGATGGAACTTTATTCGGAAGTAGTGGTACTTCTGGTACATCTGGATTAGGTACTAATGGTACATCTGGATTAGGTACTAATGGTACTTCTGGAACATCTGGGCAGGATGGAACTTTATTTGGTTCATCCGGTACATCTGGTACATCGGGTTCATCTGGATTGGGTACAAATGGTTCATCTGGAACCGCAGGTACATCTGGTTTAGATGGAACTTTATTTGGAAGTAGTGGTTCATCTGGAACATCTGGAATGGCTGGTTCAAGTGGTTCAAGTGGTTTAAGTGGTACATCTGGTATTACTGGTGATGGTGGTTCATCTGGTACATCTGGTTCATCTGGGATATCGGCTACAATTACTGGAACTACTAATAACGGAGTTCTTACACTAAATGGGTCATCACCCAATATTACAGCTGAAAGTGGACTTACTTATGATGGTACTTTATTAGATGTAACGGGTAACGCAACTATATCAGGTAATATAACTGGAAATAATGTAACTGCAAATACATCAGTTTATACACCTAACTTTAGAGAATTATTTTCTAATTTAGGTACGGGTGGAAGTGTAACAATTAATTTAACAACTGCAAATAATTTTAGATATACGGCTAATGCAAATGTTACTTACACATTCTCAAACCCACCATCATCTCCTCAGGGATTTGGATTTACGTTGGTTTATGTGAATGGTGGTAACTTTACAACAACATGGCCGGCATCAGTAGATTGGGCTGGTGGTATAGCACCTGCGTTAACTGCAAATGGAACTGATATTTTAGTATTCTATACTTATGATGGTGGAACAACATATTATGGATTCTTATCCGCAGCAAATTTAAGTTAAGAAAGTTATGAGTATAGCAAGAAGATTAGTAACAGCAGCCGGTGGTAGTGAGGTACTACCATTTCAATTCCAACTAACAGTTGGTGCTGGGCAATTATTTGAATTACCTTTAGTAACTGTTGGTGGTACTCAACCAAAAGTTCAAGTAGGATGGGGTGATGGTAATTCATCACCTATTATAGAAAGTGTAACTGATATTAATAGATTTCATACATATGCAACCGCTGGTACATATACGGTATCTGTAATTGGTTCACTACCTGGATTTAGGGTTGATAATAGTACATATAGAGTATTATATACTGCGATACTTGATTGGGGAAATGTTGGATTAAGAAGTATTAACTTTTATGGATGTACAAATATAACATCAATACCTGGTGGTGCAATTGGTTTAAGTAGAATAACTCAATTTAACAATACATTTAGGGGTACTGGTATAACATCAATCCCATCTGATTTATTTAGTTATTCTCCAATAGTATTGGATTTTATAGATACATTTTCATTTACAAGAATAACATCAGTTCCAAACAATTTATTTGATGAATGTACTTTAGTAACATCATTTAACTCAACTTTTAACGCATGTACATCATTAGTGAGTGTACCAAATGAATTATTCAGATATAATACACAAGTAATTAACTTTTCATCTACATTTAGAAATAATAGAGCGTTAACAAATATACCAACATTTTCATATAATCCAAATGTTACGGTATTTACGAATATATTTAATATGAGTTCCATAACCAATGGTTCAGCTAGTTGGGGAACTGTTGAAGCACTTTGGTCTAGGTCACCTGAACCATTAGGTACAAACGCATTTAACAATTGTACTGGAATTACAAATTACGCATCAATACCTGTAAATTGGAAATAATAAAGATATGTATTTAAAATTAGAAAACGGAAATATAAGATATCCTTACACAATTAGTGAACTTAAATTGGAAAATCCAAATACAAGTTTCCCTGCGGTGTTAACTAATGAGGTATTAGAATCATTTGATGTATATTATGTAGAAGCTACTGAATATACTGATGATTATACAAAAAACATAGAGGAAGGTACTCCAATCCTATCCGATTCATCATATATTCAAGTTTGGAATATAACCGATGCAACTGAATCAGAAATTTCAGTAAAACTTGAAGAAAAATGGGTAGAAATTAGAATTATGAGAGATGCTTTATTAGCACAATCAGATTGGACCCAATTTCAAGACTCACCTATAAGTGGTACTACTTTAGTTGAGTGGCAAACATATAGACAATCTTTAAGAGATGTAACATCTCAACAAAATCCATATAATTTAAGCTGGCCGGCTAAACCAATGTAGTAAAAGAAATTTGTTTATATTTATACCTATAAAGAATGGAATAAATAGCAAATGAGAATAGATGCACCAAGTTTTTCGGGCTCAATTAACCAAGCACCTTCCGCATATGCAACCCTAAGTGGTTCATTTACTGGAAGTTTTACTGGTTCCTTTAAGGGAGATATTGAAGTAACAACTGCTGAATTTACTAACCTAAGTGTAAAAGATAGTTTACGATTAGGGTATGATAAAGGTAATACTACTCAATATGTATTGGTATCAAGTGGCTCTATTGCGGTTTCTGGTTCGATAGATTTACAAGGCGGTTCATTTAATGTGGATGGTGTAAATGTATTGGATTCAGCGATAGCATTTGCGATTGCATTGGGATAAAAAAATAAAATATGGCAAATACATTTAAAAATAGTGTTAAAGGACCAGCCGGAACGGGTGGTTTAAGTGTTTATACGACTCCATCCAATGCTGTTGCAACGGTAATTGGGGTTAGTGTAGCAAATATTGTTGCTCAAAACATCAACGTTGATGTTCAGATAACTGATAACTCAGCTGGGGTAACAAAATATTTAATTAAAGGAGTATTAATTCCACAAGGTTCATCAACTATTTTAGTAGGTGGTGACCAAAAAGTAGTATTAGAAGCAAATGACTCTATTACTGTAACATCATCGGTGAACACATCAGCTGATGTTGTAGTATCAGTATTAGAAATTACATAAATATAAAGATTAATGAAGTACGCAGGTAAGAATCCAAATGGTATTAATCAGGTCAGTCAAAGTTTACTATCGGTTGATGTAAACGGAGTACAGCAATTAACGGTATCAACGGCATCGTTAGATATCAACACTAAATTATCAGTTACTAATGGTGTTTTGGCATCATCATATACTGGTTCTGCTTTTAGTGGTAGTAAATTTGTTGGTTCTCAATTTTCCGGCTCATTCTCTGGTTCATTTAGTGGTGATGGTTCAAATTTAACCAAAATTCCATTTGAAGGATTAACCGCAGATGCACAATCTAAAATTCAAAGTGGAGATGGGACAGCTAGAATATCAAATAATAAACTTTCTATAAATGTTAATACTGATATAACCGGTTCTTTATTAACTACTGGAACGGTATCGGCATCTTTCTTAGCTGGAGATGGTTCAAACATAACAAATATATCAGCGGCATCGATTGGTGATATTAATCGATTAAAATCAGGTTCAGCAACCGCAACCATTTCTCCTAATAAAGGATTAGAAGTAAATGTAGGAATCGTAACTGAAAAATATTTAGGAGTTAGTGGTTCTGCTCAAATAGCTGGTAATTTAAATGTAGATGGTACAACAACTTTAAAAAGTTTAAATGTAGCAGGTACAATTACCGCAACTGAATTAAAAACAACATACATATCTTCATCAATAATATTTTCATCTGGTTCCAATAAATTTGGTGACCAATCTTCGGATACGCATGAATTTACTGGTTCGTTAAGAGTTAAAGATACAATACAAATACCATCATATACATCAAACCCAGTATCTGGTAAAGTTGGTGAAATATATTATAACACTTCAGATACTAACATATATCGTTGGACTGGATTGATATGGGAACCTGCGGCTGGTACGGCTGGTACATCAGGTACGAGTGGTACTTCAGGTACTTCAGGTACGTCTGGGACAAGTGGTACTTCTGGGACAAGTGGTAGTAGTGGTTCTTCTGGAGCTAGTGGTTCAAGTGGAAGTAGTGGTTCAAGTGGAAGTAGTGGAACATCTGGGACAAGTGGAACATCTGGTAGTGGTGGAACATCTGGTAGTGGTGGTTCATCTGGTACAAGCGGAAGTAGTGGTACGAGAGGAACTAGTGGTTCATCTGGAACTTCTGGGACATCTGGTACAAGCGGAAGTAGTGGAAGTAGTGGAAGTAGCGGTACATCTGGAACTTCTGGAACAAGTGGAACTTCAGGTTCATCTGGTTCAAGTGGATTCGGTTCAAGCGGAACATCTGGAAGTGGTGGAACATCTGGTACAAGTGGTACACGTGGTACCTCTGGTTCTTCTGGAACCTCTGGTTCATCTGGAACATCGG